GAGCCATATTGCACTAATCAGGGAAACCTTTATATACTAGCGTGCCCTACTTAATTATGTTAGCGTAGGACGCTACGCAGGAGATATCAAATATGGCATATTACCTAGGAAGAGATGTTAAGGTCGCAATGACTACAGAGGATAGTGCAAACGGTATCGGAGCCGATGGAATGGTCGAGGCTACCGATGCTGATATGTACATCACCTCAATAGATGCAGAAGGCGGCACAATATTCACGTCAGTAAATAACCAAATAACAAATCCTTTTTCAGACGTAACTGGAGTAGACATTACTCTCGGTACAGTAGATGAGGATATTGCTTATATGGGACAAAGAACAGCACTAAAAGCAGAAATAAAAAAAGAAACCACAATTTCTATTACATTGAAGAAAAATAGTAACTTTTGGGATTTACTTTTTACTACAGCCAGATACGGTCTAAACACCGCTGGTTCAGATGAACATGATGGATTAACACAACCCGGTGCAGACACTGGATACAGATTCCACGTACAATTGAAAGCATCTGGAGAAGTAATTACAATTTCAAATGCACAATACGCATCTAAATCTGTAGCTTTAAATACAGATGGTGTAACAGAAGAAACTATTGAATTCGTTTCACACGTAACTCCAGTTATTGGAACAGCAGCATATACCACACCAACCGCAGCTGGCGCATTCTGAGGTTAATTAATGACCTACTTTCTTGGCCGTGATTTACACGCAGCCATAACAACAGAACATAAACTATTAGGTATTTCTGTAGTTGCAGGAAGTGGTAATGCTTATGCTGATAACGTTAAGATAGCAGAAGTTAGTTCGATTAACGCATCTACTGATATAGCTACAACAGCAGCACACGGTCTTTCTGATGGAGACCCTGTGAATATTACTGGTGATGCAGCTGCCCATCATATGGGACTGACAGCAGGAACTACATATTTTGTAAACGCTCCTAGTACTACAACACTATCATTTCATGCAACCTATGATGATGCAATAGCAGGTACATCGAAAGAAGCTTTAACAGATTCTAATGCAAGTACTACTAATATTACAAGAGAGTTAACAGGTGCTAATACATCTGGTACTCTTATTAAAAACAGAGAATGGCCAAAATACGATGGTACAGGTCAAATAGATACTATAGTAGGAGATGGAACCACAGCAGAGGGTATAGAACAATCTACCGCAGCTGATTTGAATACTATTACTGATTTAGTAGGCATTGATGTGTCAATGGGTACTACTGATGAAGATGTATCATACTTTGGGCAAAAGACAGCTTTAAAGTCTGAAATAAAAAACGAAGTAACAGTTACATTTACTCGAAAGAAATCAGACCCAAAATTTGAAATATTATTCAATAAGGCAAGATGTGGTGTGTTAGCTTATACTACATCTGGTAAAACTATACTTGATGTTGACGGTGCAACACCGTTAGCAAGTTCAACATTACCAGCAGCAAATACAGTTGATGTTAATAACTCTGATGCAGCAGTAGAACAACCATCACGAAACTTTGGATATAGAGTACACCTAATGTTAAAAACAAGTGGTGAAGTTATATCATTCCAAAATTGTTGTATAACTGGTTACTCAGTATCATTAAATCCTGATGGTATACAAGAAGAAACAATTGAATTTTATGGTTACATGAAACCTAAAGTTACAGCCGCAGCAATAGGATATGTTACTGCAACAACACAGAGTGAATTATGAGCGAATATAAATACTATTTAGAAATGTTTACCGCAGATGGTAAATATATAATAAAAAATGCTAAGGGTGAAGTTGTCGAAGCTGAACCTTTAGCTAGAATAGATGCATTCAAAAGATTAGATGAATTATTGGGTGCACCAAAAAAAGAACCAGAACCTGAAGTCGAGGAAGAAGAGGTCGAGGAAGAAGAGGAAGAGGAACTGGAAGAAGAAGAAGAAGGAGAAGAAGAAGATGTCGGAGAAGAAGAATGATGTATGGTCTATTGATGAGCTAGTCTCTTTAACAGAAACCATCCAGAAGAAAGAACTAGAATACAACGGTAAGATGATTAACTTACAGTGGTGTGAATTGACAGAGGCAGAAGAACCCCAGATGGG